AATTGATTTGGCGCGTAAAATTATGTCTGACCCCAACACAAAACTAGATTTAACACGGTACCCAAACGAAACCATGGCCTTTTTGGCGGGTCTTGTGGCGGAAACCACCCACGTTTTAGTCGATGACCTAGCTGAACTGAAGCTTTTCGTGATTAATGGCCTAGTAAAAGAGGCTGCCACGGGTAAAGATGCTAAAACAAGGCTGTCTGCCCTTGCAAAACTGGGTGAAGTAGACGGAGTCGACGCATTTAAGAAGAGAACCGAGACAGTTATTAAGCATCAGACCCTAGAAGAAGTAGAAGATGAGCTATTAAAGGTGCTTGGTAGCATAAAAGGCAGGGTTATTGAAGGCGAAGTCATAGAAAGCAAGCGTAGTGAGTAAACCCCAAAGAAAACTCACGGCTGAAGACGTGCAGAAGATAGAAAACGCCTTCCCGACAATGTCGGAAGAGCAGAAACGCAAGGTCTTACCTCTATTAAAGGTATATAAGGATGGTTTAACCCAAGAAGTGGCTAAGGATTCGTTCCTTGACTTCATACACCATGTGTATCCGGACTATAAGGTAGGTGCCCACCACAAAAGACTGGCTAAAATCTTCGAGGAGATTGCCGAGGGCAAGAAGAAACGGGTTGTAGTTAACATTGCACCGCGTCATGGTAAGTCAGAGATGATATCGTACCTAGCTCCGGCTTGGTTCTTGGGCAAATACCCACATAAGAAGATTATTATGGCATCACACACAGCGGACTTGGCTGTTAACTTCGGGCGTCGAGTGCGTAACTTGGTGGGTTCAGACCCCTATAAAGACATATTTCCGCAGGTAGAACTGCAGTCAGACAGTAAAAGTGCAAGTAGATGGGGTACTAATTTTAATGGTGAATACTTTGCAATTGGTGTTGGTGGCGCTCTTGCTGGGCGAGGCGCTGACCTTTTTATCATTGATGACCCTCATTCTGAACAAGAAGCTAAGCAGGGGCGAGCAGATGTTTTTCTTCCTGCTTGGGAATGGTTTCAATCTGGCCCTATTCAGCGTCTTATGCCAGGTGGTGCGATAATTGTCGTAATGACTAGGTGGTCTAAGCTTGACTTGACCGGACAAATCCTAAACCAGATGATTAAGAACGAGGACGCAGAGGACTGGGAGATAGTAGAGTTCCCCGCAATACTCGAGAAGGAAAGAAAGATAGAGTACACCGTTGTCGACGAGGACAACATAGAACATAAAGAAATAAAGACAGAAAAATACGAGGTACCCTTGTGGCCCGAGTTCTGGTCCTTGGAAGAGTTAGCTGCAAAACGTGCCGTGCTGGACGTCCGTTACTGGAATGCACAATATTTACAAAACCCTACGTCAGAAGAAGGTGCGCTGATAAAGAGGGAGTGGTGGCAGATATGGGACAAGGAAGACCCACCACAGTGTGAGTTTATTATTATGGCGCTGGACGCGGCTCAGGAGACTAACAACCGAGCTGACTATAACTCATTGACAACATGGGGTGTTTTTTATAACGAGGAAGTGTCTAATTATAATATAATCCTGTTAAACGCAATAAAAGAGCGTTTGGAGTTTCCGGAGTTAAAAGCGCTAGCACTCAAGGAGTATAAGGAGTGGGAGCCTGACTCGTTCATAGTGGAGAAGAAGTCCAACGGCTCAGCGTTGTATCAAGAGATGCGTAGGATGGGACTTCCACTAGGTGAGTTCACGCCAGGAAAAGGGCAGGATAAGATAAGCCGAGTAAATGCGGTGTCTGACTTATTTCGCTCTGGCATTGTGTGGGCACCGGACCGTAGATGGGCTAGAGAAGTTATTGAGGAGTGCAACGACTTTCCGAGCGGGGCAAACGATGACCAAGTCGACTCTACAACACTAGCACTATTTCGTTTCAGACAAGGGGGGTTCATCAAACTTCCTAATGATGAGCCTGACGACGACATGTTATATAAATATAAAAGAAAAGCTGCATACTATTAAAGGAATATATTATGGCAACAAATATGGACAAAGCGTTATACCAAGCCCCCCTAGGCATGACCGAGGATGATGAGACTGCACCGCCCATCGAGATAGAGATTGAAGACCCAGAGAGCGTGGGCATCAAGATAGGTGACTTAGAGATAGACATCGAGCCAGGTGTTGACGAGGACGAGTTTAATAAGAACTTAGCCGAGGACATGGATGACAGCGTGTTGACTACAATGGCTTCAGAACTTGTCTCTGACTATGAAGATGACTTAGCGTCCCGCAAAGACTGGATACAAACCTATGTAGATGGTCTAGAGTTGCTAGGTATGAAGATTGAAGAACGTAGCGAGCCATGGGAAGGCGCGTGTGGTGTGTACCACCCACTATTAAGTGAAGCGCTAGTTAAGTTTCAGGCTGAGACTATGATGTCGATGTTCCCTGCAGCTGGCCCAGTTAAGACACAGATAATTGGTAAAGAGACCGTAGAGAAAAAAGATGCGGCCCTTCGTGTGCAAGATGACATGAACTACCAGCTTACTGATGTGATGAAGGAATACCGTCCAGAGCATGAGCGCATGTTATGGGGCCTAGGTCTAAGTGGTAACGCGTTTAAGAAAGTGTACTTTGACCCGCATCTAGACCGTCAAGTATCTCTATTTGTACCGGCAGAAGATATCGTTGTGCCATACGGCGCGTCTAACTTAGAGTCAGCAGAGCGTGTAACCCACGTAATGCGTAAGACAGAGAATGAACTACGTCGCTTACAAGTGGCTGGGTTTTATCGTGATGTTGAGTTGGGCGACCCATCGGATGTATTAGATGAGGTAGAGAAGAAGATAGCCGAGAAGATGGGCTTCCGTGCCACAAGTGACTCACGCTACAAAGTATTAGAGATGCACGTCGACTACGACCTACCGGGTTACGAGCATGAGGACGACGATGGTAAAGCTACAGGCATTGCGCTGCCATACGTCATAACTATAGAGAAAGGCACTAACACTGTATTAGCAGTACGCCGCAACTGGGACCCTGAAGATGAAACCTATCAAAAACGTCAGCACTTCGTCCATTATGGTTATGTTCCGGGTTTCGGCTTTTATTATTTTGGGCTTATTCATCTGGTCGGGGCTTTTGCTAAGTCTGGCACTTCACTTATTCGCCAGTTGGTTGATGCGGGTACGCTCAGCAATTTACCGGGTGGTTTTAAAACTCGCGGACTTCGTGTCAAGGGTGATGACACACCGATAGCTCCAGGTGAGTTCCGTGATGTAGATGTACCGTCAGGCACTATGCGTGACAATATTATGCCTCTACCATACAAAGAGCCTTCACAAGTTCTTATGGGCTTATTAGGCCAAATCGTAGAAGAAGGTCGTCGCTTCGCTAATACAGCAGACTTGCAAATCTCTGACATGTCAGCTAACTCTCCAGTCGGAACAACACTTGCTATTTTAGAGCGTACCTTGAAGGTTATGTCAGCCGTACAAGCTCGCATACACTATTCTATGAAGCAAGAGTTAGGTCTCCTTAAAGAAATAATCGCAGCATACACTCCAGATGATTATAACTACGAGCCAGAAGAAGGCGACCGTAAGGCTAAGAAATCTGACTACAATAACGTAGAGGTAATCCCTGTATCTGACCCTAACGCCTCAACAATGGCACAGAAGATTGTACAGTACCAAGCTGTTATGCAGTTAGCGCAACAAACTCCTCAGATATACAACATGCCTTTATTACACCGTCAGATGTTAGAAGTGATGGGTATTAAGAATGTAGGTAAGTTAATTCCTATGGACGAGGACCAGAAGCCTATGGACCCAGTGACCGAGAATCAGAACATATTGATGATGAAACCGGTCAAGGCGTTTTCTTACCAAGACCATCAGTCTCATATCGCGGTTCACACAGCTGCATTGCAAGACCCGAAAATCGTGGCTCTAGTACAGAACAACCCTATGGCTCCGCAGATTCAAGCGGCTATGATGGCTCATATTAACGAGCACTTAGGCTATGCATACCGTGTTGAGATAGAGAAACAGTTGGGTATGGAGTTACCACCAGAGAAAGATGTAGACGGTGAAGTAATGTCTATGGACCCAGAAGTTGAGAAACGCTTGGCTCCGATGTTGGCGCAGGCTGCGCAGCGTCTGTTACAACAAAACCAAGCAGAAGCTCAGCAACAAAAAGCTCAGCAAATGCAACAAGACCCAATCATTCAAATGCAACAACAAGAGTTGCAGCTTAAAGCCGCAGAACAGAAACGCAAAGAAACAAAAGACATGACCGATGCGCAGTTCAAAGTCCAACAGTTACAACTTGAAAAGGCTAAGTTACAAGCAGACATGGCTAAATCAGATAAGCAACTTAAGTTTAATGCAGCAAAAGAAGACACTAAAATGGTAGCTGATGCTGTAAAACAAGTATCTAAACAGCAACATGACTTTAAAAAACATGAAACGGGTAACAAACATAACCGTGACATGAAAAGCCAAGACGTAATCAGTAGAAACCTTCAAGCGGTAATGGCTGCTAGACGTAATGTTCCTAAAAAGGGTGAATAATGGATTATAAAATTTATGATGTTCTTCTAGGCGAGTACAAAGACCGCATGGACATGCTTTCCGAGGCATTAGTCCGGGGCAATTGCCCAACAATAGAAGAATACAGGTATATATGTGGTCAGCTACGAGGTCTCGAAGCCGCATGTTCAATTATAGTAGACCTCAAAAAACGATTGGAGAATTTAGATGAGTGAGATTTTATTGGCTACAAACCCCAATAATCCGCAAATAGTAGGCTCTTATAAACCACAAGCAACAGACGAAGAAAAAGCATCACAGCTTCCACAACCGTCTGGGTATCATATTCTTTGTGCAATACCAGAAATGGATAAGGAATACGATAGTGGTCTAATAAAAGCAGATGAAACAATACGACATGAGGAAGCATTAACTACGGTTTTATTCGTGGTTGATTTAGGTCCAGATTGTTATAAAGACGGTGCTAAGTTTCCTACGGGTGCTTGGTGTAAGAAAGGTGATTTCGTTTTAGTTCGCCCACATTCTGGTAGCCGTTTGGTTATCCACGGTCGTGAGTTTCGTATAATCAATGATGATACAGTTGAAGCGGTTGTAGCTGACCCTCGCGGTATCCGTCGCAAATAAGGAGGACAAGATGCCTGAATTTGAGAAAGAAGAGTTTACATTTCCCGATGAGGATAAAAAGGTCAACGTTGCAGAGAACGAAGCAGAAGGTAGCTTTGAGATTGAAATCGAAGACGACACCCCTGCAGAAGACCGCAATCGTCAGCCCATGCCAAAAGAGCTTGTTGAAGAGCTTGATAAGGATGAGTTAGACAAGTATGACGAGGCTACCAAGCAACGTCTAAAACAAATGCGTAAGGTCTACCATGACGAACGTCGTGAAAAAGAAGCCGCATTACGTGAACAACGTGAAGCTGTAAACCTTGCACAGCGCCTAATAGAAGAGAACAAACGTATTAAGAACGTTCTTACTACAGGCGAAAAAGAATACGTAGAGTCCATGCAAACATCGGCTAATCTTCAGCTAGAAATGGCTAAGCGCGCTTACAAAGATGCATATGACTCAGGGGATACTGATAAACAAATCCT